CCTAAAAAATTCTCCGGGGGTAAAATTATATTTTTGGGCTTTAATTATATTTTGCTCATGGATGAAACAGTTTAAAAAACGAACAGTGTGGTGAGCTGTTGGTTCTCCTTTCAAGAGGCCCCTAAAAGTGGGTAAAAAGTTGTTTCATTCATGAGCAAAGTATATTTAAAGTCTATTGAAAGGAGTCTAATGTATGCTTAATCAAATCAAATCACCAAAAAATCTCATCGCAACTTTTAAAGGAAGGGATATTCATGGCACAAAAAGCTAAAAAAGATATTTCAGAAAAAACTTTTGCGCCTGCAATGACTCCCGAAGGTAGAGAAAATCAATTAATAGCTCTTGCTGTTGACTTGGCAGAGCAACAATTGCGAGATGGAACAGCTTCTTCGCAAGTTATATCTCATTTTTTAAAACTTGGTTCCGAAAAAGGTAGAATTGAAAAAGAAATTCTTGAAGAACAAAAGAAATATTTGTCAGCAAAGACAGAATCGATCAATGAGTCAAAGCATGTCGAAGAATTATATTCAAATGCAATTAATGCGATGCGTGCTTATTCTGGCATGGGTGATTACAATGATGACGAGGACTTATAAAGAGCTAATAACCATTCCAAATTATTTAGATCGATTTAGATATTTGAAAATTGGTGGATTAATTGGCGAAGAAACTTTTGGAACTCATCGTTGGATTAATCAAGAGTTTTATAGATCTCGTGAATGGAAAAATTTTAGAAATCATATTATTACAAGAGATTGCGGATGTGATATGGCGTTTCAAGATATGCCAGTTAATGGAATAATTGTTGTGCATCATATAAATCCGATTTCTTATGAAGATTTTATGAATGAAAATTATGAATCTTTATTGGATCCAAACAATGCAGTTGCTGTTTGGGATATGACTCATCGTGCAATTCACTATGCTGACGAACATCTTTTACCACAAGATTATATTCCGCGCTCAGCAAATGATACTTGTCCATGGAGGTGATATTTTGGACTCGATTTTAAACTCAATAAAAAATCAGCTTAATATTAATGTCGATGAAACTGGATTTGATGATGAATTAATACTTCATATCAATTCTGTATTCTCAACATTATATCAGATTGGAGTTGGACCGGATAATGGTTACTCTATTTCTGATTCATCATCTATTTGGACAGATTATCTGACAAATGAAGTTGCTTTAGAGATGGTAAAATCTTATATGTATCTTAAAGTCAAAAGCATGTTTGATCCACCTACTAATTCTTCTTATCTTTCTGCAATGAATGAAATGATAAAAGAATATGAATGGCGTATGAGTGTATTTGGGCATGCTAATTTAAAGGATGATGAAAATGAAGAAAGCTCTTAACTGATTTTAAAACTTGAAAGGAGTTTCAAAATGTCACTATCTAATACGGCAACGCCGGTTTATTACGAAGAATTTCGTAACGCCGTTATTAGAGGCGAAATACCGGTATGTAGAGAAATAGAAATGGAAATGAACCGAATTGATTCTCTTATTGCAGATCCAAATGTATACTATGATGAAGATGCCATTAATGGATTTATTTTATTTTGTGAAAGAGAATTGACACTCACCGATGGTTCAGATTTACATCTTCTTGATACTTTTAAACTTTGGGCAGAGCAACTTTTTGGATGGTATTATTTTGTTGAAAGAAGCGTATATCAGCCAGATCCAGATGGACATGGAGGACATTATGTTAAAAAGAAGATTAAAAAGCGTCTAATTAACAAGCAATATTTAATTGTTGCAAGAGGCGCTGCAAAATCAATGTATCTTTCATGCATTCAGAATTTCTTTCTAAACATTAATCCAGCCACAACACATCAAATCACAACTGCTCCAACAATGCGCCAAGCTGATGAAGTCATGTCTCCAATAAGAACCGCAATAACAAGAGCTCGCGGTCCGCTTTTTCAATTTTTAACAGAAGGAAGTCTTCAAAATACGACTGGTTCTAAAGCAAATCGTGTAAAACTCGCATCAACAAAAAAAGGCATTGAGAATTTTTTAACTGGTTCGCTTTTAGAGATTCGTCCAATGGCTATTGATAAACTTCAGGGTCTTAGACCTTATGTTTCAACAGTTGATGAGTGGCTTTCTGGTGATATTCGTGAAGATGTTATTGGTGCAATTGAACAGGGCGCTTCTAAGATGGACGATTACATAATTATTGCAACATCTTCAGAAGGTACTGTTCGAAATTCGGCTGGTGACACAATAAAAATGGAACTTGTGGATATTCTTAAAGGAGAATATCAAAATCAGCATGTTTCTATATGGTATTACAAACTTGATGATATTAAAGAAGTAGGAGATCCTTCAAAATGGCTTAAAGCAAATCCAAATCTTGGTAAAACTGTTTCATATGAAACTTATCAACTCGATGTTGAAAGAGCCGAAGCAGCTCCAGCAACACGAAATGATATTTTGGCTAAAAGATTTGGAATACCAATGGAAGGTTATACATATTTCTTTACATATGAAGAAACAAGACCTCATAGAAAAAGAGAATATTGGAATATGCCTTGTGCTCTTGGTGCAGACCTTTCGCAAGGTGACGACTTCTGTGCATTTACATTTCTTTTCCCACTTAAAGGGGAAAAATTTGGAATTAAGACAAGAAGTTATATTTCAAGTTTAACATTGACAAGATTGCAGCCGGCAATGAGACAAAAATACGAAGAATTTATGAATGAAGGTTCTTTGATTGTTCTTGATGGCTCGGTTCTTGACATGATGGAAGTTTATGAGGATCTTGATGATTATATTTTAGAGTCAAAGTATGATGTTCGCTCTTTTGGTTACGATCCATACAACGCAAAAGAATTTGTTGAAAGATGGATTGCAGAAAATAGCGAATTTGGCATAACATGTGTTAAACAGGGAGTTAAAACAGAAACAGTTCCTCTTGGTGAATTAAAGATTTTATCAGAAGAAGGAATGCTCCTTTTTGATGAGGATCTTATGTCATTTGCTATGGGAAACTGCATAGTTTTAGAAGATACAAATGGTAATAGAAAATTATTTAAGTATCGTAGAGAGCAAAAGATAGATAATGTTGCAGCTCTTATGGATGCTTATGTGTCATTTAAACAGAATCGAGATGCATTTATGTAAGTGAGGTGATAAAATGCCAGAAGAAGAAAAAGTTTATACTAGTATGTATTCCAAGAATGCTGAACTTTATCACCATGGTATTTTAGGAATGAAGTGGGGTTTAAGAAATGGTCCTCCATATCCTTTGGATTCCAGTATTTCTACAGGAAAAAGATTAAAAAAGGCGTTTTCTAAAAAAGAATTAACTGAAGAGGAAATAAAAAAGAAACAAGAAGAAAAAAATAGAATAGCAAATGCTAAAATTGCTAAAAAAGCTCAAAAAGATGCAATAAAAGAATCTAAAAGAGATACTGTAACGTCTAAAGCTATTAAAAAAGCAAAAGGAATGACTGATGAAGAATTATTAGCAATAATTAAAAGACTTAATATGGAAAAGCAATATGCTAATCTTGAAAAAGATCTTGCTGAACTTAGTAAAAAAAAGCCAACCATGGCTCAAAAAATAAAAGCTGGAATTTCAAAAGAAGTAAAGAAACAGCTTGGAAAAACAAAAGATACAGTAATTAATTCAATAACTCAAGAAATAAATAAAGAAATTAGTAATAAAATTAAAGAAGCAGCAGGATCAAAAGCAAAAGAAGAAGATAAAATAGATGATAAATCAAAAAAATATAAATCAGATACAGACTCCAAAAAATACAAAGTTGATGCTACAGATAAAAAAGAAAAATCGGATGACGAAGATATTGAATATGTAAAAGCCGAAAGAGTTAAAACATCATCAACTTCTGATTGGAAAGATGATGAGTTTTTTGAGTTTGTTGGTGTTGTTGATGATATGTCTGATTCAACCGATTTAATACCATATAAAAAGAGGTGATAAAATGGTGGAAGAAGTTTATACTAGTATGTATTCCAGAAATGCCGAACTGTATCATCATGGAATTCAAGGTCAAAAATGGGGTGTACGAAATGGTCCGCCATATCCAATAGAAGATAAAAATATGAGAACGGGAACTACTTTATCAAGTGTTTCAACATATAAAAGTGGAAAACATCAGTTATCTGCAATTAAAACATATAAAGGTTCTTTATATACATATAATCCTGAGGATAAGCATGATGAAGCAGTTTATAAAGGACCGTTTGCAAAATATTTGTTATCTAGAAGTGGAATATCGACAGCACAGAGTAGTTATTTTGGGCAAGTAATACCGAATGCTATGTCACCATTATTAGAAACAAAATATGAAGTTATAAAAGATTTAAGGATGCCAACATCCAAAGAAAGATATGATATATATGCAAAGATGATGCAATCGCCAAAAGGAAAAATATATGTTAAAGAAATGCAAAAAGTGCAATCATATATGAAAAATTTTAATTTACCTCCAGAAAAAAAAGCAGCAGTTGATGCAGATTTATCAAAACTTAATGATTCCAAAAATTTAAAAGATTCATATCAAGTTTTTAATACAATGATGGAGTCAACTAATTCTTATAACTTAACTAAAGATTATATGAAAGCCATGAAAAAAGATTATGATGCAATGGTCGATGATAATAATCAAGGCGTATATAATTCCGCTCACGATCCTGTTATGATTTTTAATCCTGGAAAAGTATTAAAAATAATTGAAGAAAATAAAAATACAACATATGGAGACATTGAAAAAGCTTATCGATATGTTGCTGAAGAGCAAAGAAAGAAGGGTAAAAATGTTGCTTTCTGATAAAGAAATAAATGATATGTTAGATAATAAATTAGATATAAATTCTTTATCCATTATGAAAAATAAAAAAAATTTAAAAAATGTTAAAAAAGAAAAAGAAAAAAGAAAAGAAAAAAATAAAAAATAATTTTCAAAATAAGGGACGGTGATAAAATTTGGCTAAATTTACAGACCGTTTAGCTCATGCATGGAATGTTTTTAAATCAAATGAAAATGATTTTTCTGATTCCTATCCTTATATTGGTAGTGGCTCGTCATATCGTCCCGATAAATATGTGGTTACACCAGGATTAGAGAGAACAATTGTTAATGCAATTATTACAAGAATTGCTATAGATTGTTCTCAAATTCCAATGTTTGAAGCTAGGTTAGATGATAATAGAAACTTTAAAGAGCGTATAAAAAGCGGTCTAACAGAATGTTTAACGGTTGAAGCGAATGTTGATCAGACAGGTAGAGCTTTTATGCTCGATTTGATTATATCTTTATTGGATGAAGGAATAGTTGCTGTTGTTCCTGTTGATACATCAATTGATCCAAAAAAATCTGATTCGTATGATATTAATACATTGCGAGTTGGACGAATAATAGATTGGTATCCAGAGCATGTTAGAGTAAATCTTTATAATGATAAAACTGGACTAAAAGAACAGGTCCTTCTTCCAAAAAAGATGGTTGCTATTTGCGAAAACCCATTATATTCAGTAATGAATCTTCCTAATTCAACTCTTAAACGTCTTGTTAGGAAGCTTAATCTATTAGATTACATAGATGATCAGACTGGTTCTGGAAAATTGGATATGATTATTCAGCTTCCTTATGTTATCAAGTCTGAAGCAAGAAGAAAAGAAGCAGAAAGAAGAAGAAAAGACATTGAAAATCAGTTAGCTAATTCGAAATATGGCGTTGCTTATACAGATGGTACTGAAAAAATTACTCAGCTTAATAGACCTCTTGAAAATAATCTTCAGAGTCAGATTAATGATTTAACGAGTATGCTATATAGCCAGTTAGGTTTGACGGAAGAAGTTTTCAAAGGAACAGCTGATGAAAAAACAATGCTAAACTATTATAATCACACCATTGAACCGATATTAGGTGCAATATCTGACGAGTTCACAAGAAAGTTTATAACAAAAACAGCTCGTACTCAGAAAAAAGCTGTTATATTTGTTAGAAACCCGTTCACTCTTGTTCCCGTTAATAATATTGCAGAAATCGCAGATAAGTTTACTAGAAATGAAATTCTTACTTCAAATGAAATCAGAAGTATTATTGGTTATGCTCCTTCTGATCAGCCTACAGCCGATCAGCTTAGAAATAAGAATCTTAATGCTCCTGGAGAAGAAGCAGAACGGATTTATGGACAAGATCAAGAAAATCCTGATGAGTATGGAGATGAAGAATATTATGATGAAAATTATTAAAGGAGGTGCAGGCATGCATGAAATGTGATTTTGAAGGATATGTAACAAAGAACGATATTCGTTGCATGGATGGAAGAATCATTCGTAAAGATGCATTTAAAGAGAATGATAAAATGTCAGTGCCTCTTGTTTGGCAGCATAGACATGATTCTCCTGAAAATGTTCTCGGTCATATGGAACTCGAAAATCGTGAAGATGGTGTTTATGGCTATGGTTTCTTTAACAATACCGATATGGCGGCAACAGCTAAGGAACTTGTTAAGAATCGTGATATAAGAAATATGTCTATATACGCTAACCATCTTGTTGAGCAGGATAAAAATGTTACTCATGGTTCAATTAAGGAAGTATCTCTTGTTCTTGCAGGAGCTAATCCCGGTGCCGTGATCAATCATGTATCTATTGCTCATTCAGATGGATATGTGACTGAGATTGATGATGAATGCGATATCTTTACCGATGAAGAGATTCTTTATCATGCTGATGAAGAAGTAGAAGAACCGGTTAAAGAGGTTCTTGAAGATGACGATGAAGATGATACAGAAGATGACGAGTTTTCTCATGCCGATGAAGAGCCTGAAGAAAATCAAAATGAGGGCGATTTTGGTAAAGCTTTCTCAGAAATGACAAAAGAAGATTATGAATCTCTTCTTGCTGATCTGGATGAAATGGAAGTTATGCTTGATGATTTTGATCAGATTCTTGATGGAAAGAAAATTAAGCATGACGCTTTTGAAGATGACGATGAGCTTGCTCTTGTTCATTATGCTTCTCCTTACTATGATCCGGTTTATGCTCATGAGTATTATATGGCTCATAGAAAACTTAAGGGAAGGCAGAAAACTTCTTATGATAAATTAAATAAGGAAGGACGTAGAGCAGCAAAAGATTACAAAAAAGATAGAAATAAAGAAAGAGATCGAGAAGTATATAAAATTAATAAAGAAGCATCAAATAAGATTAAGTCTAATAATGAAAAGGCGAAAATTGAACGAGCTAAATTAAAATCCAAAACATTAAAGGATATAAAAGATCAAAGTAAATCATTAAAAGAAGCTACTTCGCATTTTAGAAATGAATATGAAAATAAGTTAAAAATAGCAAAAACACCAGAAGAAAAAGCAAGACTTAAATCTGAATATAAGGCAAAGTTCGTCAGATGAAAGAAGTTGTTTTTGATGCAAAAGCTAGTTTAGCTAAAGCATATGCTGGAAGCAGTGCTGGAATTACTAATAGAAAAATGAATGCCAATTCTGGAGCAAAGCAAAAAGCTGATTGGGCTCATAGAGATGAAATGATTAAAGCAGATAAGGATTATACAGATTATGTTGCTAGATTGGCTACATTTAATGACTTTTTGAAATCTGATGCTGTAACACATATAAAAGACTATGGAGTACATGATGAAGTTGGCGGAAAATACTATTCAGATGTTCATAGAGTAGTAACAACCGATGAATATGGAAGTCCAGAAATAAGGTATATGAATAATAATCAGTATGATAAAACTGGAGGAAAAATGTATCGTAGTGCAGAAGGAGCATATTATGATGGACGCGTTCCTAAAGATGTTATGAAATATTATGGACCAAATAGTGAGTTAGTAGAAAGTTTGAATAAGGATAATGATATAAGAAAGCGTACAAATAAAAAAGTTCATTATGAATATGAAAGATTTACACATTCTGATTCAGATGATTCGATTCTTGAGCATTCTGATTCCGATGAAACAGTAGCTGATATTATGGCTACTCTTAATGAAAAGCAGATGAAAGTAGCTTCTTATCTTATAGGTATGGCTCTTGTTTCTGATGAAGATTCCATTGCTCAGGATGATTTTGAAGATGACATTCTTGATGATGAAAATTATATTTCTCATGAAGACGATTCTGAAGAGACTATAGGCGAAATATTTAATACATTTAATGAAAAGCAGAGAAACTGCGTATATTATCTTGTGTCACAGGCACTTGAAAATAAAGAAAATATTGAACATTCCGATGAAGGAGGAAATGAAATTATGAAACACAATATCTTTGAAAACGATGCGACTGAGACCAACGTCCTTACACATGATGATTTCAATGAGATTATAGCTGATGCTAAGAAGTCTGGCTCTCTTAAGGATGCTTTCCTTG